CCCGGCGACCAAGGAGTCGTTCGAGCTGAACGGCCTCACCCTCGAGCAGTACTTCGCCACCGAGGAGCTCCGCGGAATCGCCACGGACGCCTTCACCAAGTCGAAGATCGCCCAGAAGTTCAAGGTGACCGCACTCCTCTCTGGAGGCGGAATCCACGGCCAGGCGGAGTCCCTCCGACATGCCATCTCCCGAGCCCTTCTCGACTATGACATAGAGCTCCGAAAGAAGCTCAAGAAGCTCACCTTCCTCAAGCGAGACCCTCGCGCAAAGGAGCGAAGGAAGTTCGGTCTCAAGAAGGCGCGAAAGAGCCCACAGTGGTCTAAGAGATAAACGCAAGCTCGGTCTGAAGAAAGCTCGTAGAGCACTTCAGTGGAGCAAGCGATAAGGCTCGACCTATAAAAATCAAGACATCACGAAAAGCACCCGGAAGCGGGTGCTTTTTCATTTTGTACCCATCTCGCCTATGGTCCGGTGCGCGCCTCGTTAGAGGCGAGCAACCGCATGCGAGGGTGGGGGCACGTGCTCTCCCTGGTAATGGCTTCCGCTTTCGACACCGGCGGCCTCACTGCCAGGGTTGCATTTCAGTCATCAGATCGACGACTACACTCGCAGCCGGTTGCTTAGTCGAAGCAACGCATTAACCGCAAAGTTTGGAACGAACATGATCAATACAACGGATCTTGTAAAGCCCGAGAGCGTGGTGACGATAAAGGACCCGGAAACGAAGGATCTCATCGCCATCATTTACATCGGCGAAAATCGCGAGCATCTGATCTACAAGACGGAGAAGGCTGCGAGCGATGACATTGCGGAGTTATTAAAAGCTTATCTTAAAGCCTCATGCAAAGAGAAAACAAACCCCTAGGGAAAGTGTACGCATGGATCGGTTTCCTCGTGTTCTGGCCGTCCGTAATCGGCGGCGCGTACTCGGTGATCCACTGGTTCGTATGGTCGCACAAGTTCCTCGAAGCGGCGGGCCTCTAAGCCTATGAAAACTCCGCAAATCGAGGTATCGAAATGCTGTCGTGCAAATCCCATCGAGGATTTCAAGGACAACCCACGAGACCATCACGACCCCGAGCCTGTCTACACCTGCTCGAAATGCAAGCAGGAGTGCGAAGTCGAAGAGGTCTGTGAGGAGTGTCTCGGGACGGGCGAGGTGACGGTAGACGAGCAAGTGTATCTCGGAGAGCCTCATGCAGCTCCGATCGGAACGGAAAAGTGTCGGTGCCGGTTGACTGAAGAGACAGAAGATTAAAAGCCTTGTATCCATCTTCCTCTGCTCATTTTGGAACCCTGGGAGCAGGATCTCGCGAGAGGAACCTAGCCTTGCGGATCAGTGTCACTTACAAGGCGGCGCGTATGAGCCGAGGATTGATGGACCCCTATAAAACTATGACCGAAATTAAAAAAAGAGAACTCACGCCATCGGATCAATTAAGACTCCAGTTGGCCGGAGAATACCTCAAACAGATCACGAACTATTTCAACGGCGACAAAGACAAAGCCATGAGATTCGTGAGCTCGATTATTCAGTCGGCTCGAAAGATACCGAAGCTTTATCAATGCGAACGCACGTCGCTCCTCAATGCCTTCATGACGATGGCGCAGTTGGGCCTCATGCCTTCGGACGTATCCGGCGAGGCGTACGTGATCCCCTACGACAACAATCGAAAGGTTGGCGACAGGTGGGAAAAGGTTACGGAGGCACAGTTTCAGCTCGGATACCAGGGTCTCGTCACTCTTTTCTATCGCAGCGGCGCGAAGGAGATAGTGGCCGAGATCGTGTATGAGAAGGATGACTTCTCGTACAAGAACGGCATCATCGAACACAACCCGGACGTCTTCTCCGAAGACCGTGGCAAGGCGAAGGGTGCCTACGTGATCGTGAAGCTCGGCACCGGCGGCTCGGTGCACAAGGTGATGAGCAAGAAGGAGATCCTGGACATCGCCCAGAAGTTCTCAAAGAGCTTCGGAGGCAAGCACACACCTTGGGACGAGGCGAACGATCCTCAGCTTTGGATGTGGAAGAAGACGGTCCTCAAGCAGTGCGCGAAGCTTGTGCCAAAGAACGAGATCATTGCCCAGGCGATCGCCGAGGACAACAAGGATTCGATCATCGCGGACAGGCTCGAGGCCGCGAAGAGGGATTCGGAGGGATTAGCAATGGGTAATTTGCTCAAACATGGAGAAGAAAACCAAAAGAAAGCAGGCTCGGAAGACCAGAGTGCGAACGGTCCTACAGATGCCGAAGGTACTCAAGTCGAGCCTGCAGCAGACGGAGAAGTCATCGACATCGGAAAGTAAGTTCCCCGTCGCCCACTATTCCGCGTCGTCGATGACTAAGTTCTCGACGAACCCGTTGCTCTTCAAAATCCAGTACATCAACCTAGACAGGTTCGACACCGCCCAGGGCATATCCGGCGTGATTGGCACGGCGTTCCATCAGGCGATGGAGGTCTACAGCGGCGGGAGCGACACGCTCATCCCGACGAGCGAGGCCGAGGCGATCGAATACGGTCTCAAGTCCGGCATGGACTTCCTCGAGAAGTACAACGACGGCTTTATCAACTGGTCGAAGACGGTGCCGAACAAGCAGAAGGCTTTCGACAGGCTGAGTTTCGCCTTCACCTCGTACGTCCAGGCAATCCCTTACAGCGCCGAGAAGATCATATCGGTCGAAGAGGAGCTTATCGAGCAGATAGACGTCGAGTGGCGCGGGCAGAAGCTCGCCTTGCCGGTGAAGCTCAAGGGTCGCCTCGACAAGATCCTCCGCGAAGACGGCAAGCTCAAGGTCATTGACTACAAGACATGCGCCAAGTTCTCTGATCCCGAGAAGATCGACGGAAAGAAGATCCTTCAGGCGGTCGTCTACTACCTCCTCGCATACGCGAAGTACAAGGAAGAGCCCTACTCCGTGACGTTCCAGGAGGTGAAGCTCACGAAGAACGACGACGGCAGCTCCCAGGTCAGGGAGTACGAGATCATCTTCGCAGAGAATGAGCTCTATTTCGACTTCTTCTTCCGCTTCTACGAGGACATGACCCGCGCCCTGAACGGCGAGCAGGTCTACATCCCGAACGTCGAGACGCTCTACGACAACGAGGTTTCGATAGTCTCCTACATCCATCGCCTCGACGTCACCGAGGAGGCGGCCAAGCTCATGAAGAAGCACAAGGTGACGAACGTGACCGATTTACTCAAGAAGCAGATACAGAGCGCGGGCAACATGAGAAAGCTCATGAAGGCCGTCGAAGAAAACTTTGTGTCGGCGAAGAACATAGATTATTCAAAAATGGCAAACGATCAAAAAATCCAAACCAAAATGCTCGAGCATGGAATGATGCTTCAGTTCGACTCTCTCGTGGAGGGTGCGACTGTCGATCTCTATCGCTTTACGCCATCAATGGGCCTCAAAATGAGTCGCCTCGAGGCGTATGCGGCCGACATCGAGCAAGTACTCGGAATAGCCGGCATCCGCATCCTAGCGCCGATTAAGGGCACGTCCTTCGTCGGATTCGAGGTGCCGAGGAAGACGCGCACGTTCCCGGCTCTCCCGGAAGGCAACGGCTTCGACATAGCCGTGGGCCAGACGATCATGGGCGAAGCGCGCAGGTTCGACATCAGGACCGCGCCGCACGTCCTCATCGCAGGAGCCTCTGGCTCCGGCAAGTCGATATGCCTCAGCTCGTTCATCAGACAGTTCTCGAGGATACCGAACGCCCAGATCCACCTCTTCGATCCGAAGATGGTCGAACTCGCGCAGCATCAGGGCGACCCGAACGTAGTCGAGTACGAGTGCGAGATCATGAAGATCAACGACGCTCTCGGGAGTCTCGTCGAGGAAATGAACGACCGATACAGGGCTCTAGCGAAGGCAAAGGTCCGAAGCATCGAGCAGATATCAACGATGCCGTACAAGTTCGTCGTGATCGACGAGTTCGGCGACCTGATCGCCGCGCGGTACGTCCATGTCGAGACGGTGAAGACCGGCAAGATATTCGAGCGCGGATCTCGCGCAGGCGAGGAGGAGACGAAGACGACCGAGCGCAACATCTCGGACGAGATCGAGAACAAGATCCTCATACTGGCGCAGAAGGCGCGTGCCGCGGGCATCCATGTGGTCATAGCGACCCAGAGGCCGAGCACGGACGTGATCAAGGGAACGATCAAGGCGAACTTCCCGACAAAGGTCGTGTTTAAGACGGCGAAGGCGATCGACTCGCAGATCGTCCTCGACGAAGACGGTGCGGAGAAGCTCGCGGGCAAGGGCGACATGCTCTTCGCCGGCAACGACGGCATAGAGCGCCTTCAGGGCTACAACATATAAACCTATGGCAGAACGACGCATGCTATCAAAAACAATATCGACGAGCAGGAAGGTCAATCGCCTCCCGGATCGTGCGGCGCTTCTCTATACCTGGCTTATACCGCACACGGACGACTTCGGCCATCTCGAGGGCGACGCAATGTCAATCAAGGCTAAGGTCTCGCCGATGAGGTCTATCACCGAGCAAGAGGTACTGCAGGACCTCGAGCTCATGGTGCAGAACGAGCTCATCAGGACCTACGAGGTGAGGGGCGAAAAGTACATCGAGATCTCGAACTTCGACACCTTCCAAACCTTCCGAACCGACCGAAAAAGGAAGGCCGAATACCCAGGCCCAGACGGCACTTTGCCGGTTGACACCCAACGGTATACCACTGACATACCAGAGGGTGACATTGCTCCGCGTAAGGGAAGGGAAGAGAAGGGAAGAGAAGGTAAGGTAAGGGAAGGGAAACCCACCGCGTCGGTCGAGTACCTCTCGAAGATCCCGTCGTCCGACATGAAGGAGTTCCTCGATCGGTTCGTGGCTGACGAGAAGAAGATCAGGAGCAAGGCGGAGGATCTGAGGCTCTACTGCGAACGCAAGAACAAACGATACTCGAATTACAAGTCATTCCTGCTCAACGCGCTCAAGAAGGACTTCAAGGAAAGGGACGGAGCGACGGCGGCGGGAGGTAAGTTTCAAGGCCTATGATCCCAGAACAATACGAAAAAGCTAAATACACCAACGTCCCGAAGGACATACGCGACCGCCTCGAGGTCATCATGACGAGCAGGCGCGGCATGTACATCCACGGATCGGTCGGCACCGGCAAGACGTACATCGCCTACGCGCTGAAGGCGGAGTGGGACAGCCGGGCGACGGTCAAGTCGATGTTCTGGGACGCCACCGAGCTCATGAGGGAGATCAAGGCGGACTTCGATCGCCCGGCCGAGGCGAAGACGCGGGCCGAGCAGCGCATCATGGACTTCAAGGGCCTTCTCTTCATCGACGACATCGGCGCTGAGAAGATGACCGACTTCGTGGCCGAGACGATGCACGTCATCATCAACCACCGATACAACAACCGCATGCCGGTCATCTTCACATCGAACTTCCCCGTGAGCGACCTTGCGAATCACCTCGGCGGCCTGGCCGGAGAGCGCATCGCATCGAGGATAGTGCAGGAGTGCGACATCATCGAGCTCACCGGCGACGACAAGCGCATGAAGGACCCTAGGAAGATAAAGCTCCGCTCGCCATTCGCGAACTAACCCATGGAAACTATCACCTTTGAAATAGCAGGCAACCACGACGACCCGATCGGCAATCCGCTGCCGAAGCATCGCAAGACGATGAAGCAGCAGTGGACGCCCGAGGCTCATCGATACCACGCCTACCTCGAGCACGTGCGGGCCTGCTTCCTGGGCGAGTTCATGAAGGACGAGTACAGGGCGATGCGGGCGAAGTACTTCACGCTCGCCGAGCGTGAGCCTCTCGAGACGGGAAAGCTCAAGTGCCGCATGACCCTGATGATCTACTGGAAGAACGAGGCGCACGGAGATCCCGAGAACGTCTTCGGGGCGATCGCGGACGCGATATTCGTCCAGGACAAGTATCTCGCGCCGGTCGTTGACTTCCAGTTGAGGCCCGCGGGCGCAGGTCTGGTCAAGGCAAGGATAGATATCAACGCTAACTAAATAATCTTATGGCAAAAGGAATCATGCAGACGAATCACATTCAACGAAAGGCCTACAGCTACGAGCTCAACGGGGTCAAGCTCGACTTCACGCTGCGACAGGACGTGAAGGCAGAGATGGTCGCGTTCAAGGAAATGATGACGCGCGCTATCAAGGACATCGACCAGGATCTCGAAAAGGTCGTTAAGAAATAAATCCATAATCACCGAAAAAGCTCAATAAAGTCGCACCTAAAGGTAAGAAAGGGCAGAAGGTCTGCAAAAAATGCGGAGAGCCTGGGCACATGGCAAAGACCTGCGGCAAAGATTCTCCCGAGCAAGCTGAGGACAGTGAGGACACAGGTGGTGTCGAGGTGACTGATAGCGTTCGTGATGCTGTGAATGGATTGCTTCGAGATGGCGGTGGTACGGACGCGGTGATGGAGCGATATGACATTGATCGTCGCCAGGCCAACAAGCTCATCATGAAGGTCAAGGGATTTACGCACTCTAACGAATAGGCGATGACGGGCGTCTTATCAGGAAGGATCTTAAGGTACATGCTCGCATGAGAGAAATAACCAGAGAGGAAGCAAACAGGGTCATTGCCGATGCATCGGGCGGGCCGATGCAGAAGGTCGTGATCTGCTATGCCGGGAAGTGGTATGACATTCGCGGCATGAAAGACGACGAGCTTAACAAATTTATCATCTCGCTCGTCGGTCAAGATGTATTCGACAAAGGCCAGGTAAGTATCGAAGTAAAACTATGATAATCACAGCAACAAAGGAACAGATCGAGGAGGGTGCGCGCAATTACTGGACGCTCGAGGCGATGAGGAAGTTTGGCGGCGGCTTCGTGAAATCACTCGGTCACGCCGGGGCGCAGGCAGACAAGGTAAACCTCGAAAGGCTGAAGAGGGCCTGGCCGGAGTATTGGGCCGAATACGCCCACATGGGCGAGTCTCTTAGGAGGAAGAAGGAGGCAGGGGCGTAAAGGTTAGCCGATCGGCACAGCGCAGCGAGCCGTTATCAAAATTATTTTTAAACACATGCAGATCGAACCTGTTAAAATGGCGCGAATTATCAAGTGGTCAGTCGCCGGTATGGCGGCTTTGATCCTGCTCCTTGGATCGGTTGGAACGATCGGCGCAGGCGAGCGTGGCATCAAGACTCGCTTCAACGCTATCGTCGGCACGGTCCCGCAGGGCCTTTACTTCAAGCTTCCGGTCATCGAGTCGGTCTCGAAGATGGAGGTGAAGACTCAGACGGTCAATTACGATAAGAACGGATCTGATGGTGATGCAAATGATACGTCTCAGCTCTTCGGAGCGTCGAAGGACCTTCAGGACGTGCAGATCGGCGTTGTCGTGACCTACCACATCAACCCTGACCGCGTTGAGGCGATCTTCGCGCAGTACAAGTCCGTAGACAGCTATCAGGCGACGGTCATCGAGCCGGCGATTCGGGAGGTCGTGAAATCGACATCGGCGCAGTACACGGCAGAAGAGCTCGTGACAAAGCGGGCGGAGTACAGCGACAAGGTTAATCAGCTTCTCGGCGAGCGTTTCTCGTCGAAGGACGCCATCCTCGAGACCTTCTCGGTAACTAACTTCGAGTTTTCGGCCGCCTTCACCCAGGCGATTGAGGCAAAGGTGACGGCGGTACAGAACGCGGAGGCGGCAAAGAACAAGCTCGAGCAGGTGAAGTTCGAGGCACAGCAGACCATTGAGACTGCCCGCGCCGAAGCGGAGTCGATCAAGATCCAAGCAAACGCGATCAACAGCCAGGGCGGCGCGGACTATGTTCAGCTCAAGGCGATCGAGAAGTGGGACGGTCATCTCCCTCAGCAGTTCATCCCTGGATCGTCGATCCCGTTCATCACGAGCGTTAAGTAGGTTTCGCCGCCATGACTAACGCTACGAATCTTAGGCCGATGAAGGACCTGTCGCTCGATGAGCGCAGGGACATACTGCTCGACTACCAGGTCATGCCGGCGAGGGAGGTGATCGAGAAATGGAAGATCAGCCAGAACACCCTCAGTCACATCCGGTTCTTTCACGGAAAATCGAGTGCGAAGGCGGGTGGCTACTACCACAAGGATCTTCTTGGCGATGCGGTCCACCCGGCCGTCGCGCAGATCAGGGAGATGAAGGCGGCCGGATATACGTCAGCAGAGGTCTCCGACCACCTGAAGATGCCGCTCGAGACCGTGAACAGCAGTTGGTGATCCATGGACCGAAATGTCCTTAAACTATTTATCAGTTATCAGCTAATTTTTTATCATCATGAAAGAAAAAAATTCGATCAAGTTCGACTTCGGTTTCGGCGACGTCGTTGTCGTCAAGTCGGCGGGCGACGCTGAGGGCAAGGTCGTCGCGTGCTTCGCCTCTCCAGAGGAGAAGAAGTACCTCGTCGAGTACGGAGGCATCAGGAACTATTTCCTCGCATCCGAGCTCGAGGAGGTGGGCGCGCCGAAGAAGCCCGAGGCTCCGCAGGAGAGCACTGCTCCTGCCGCCCCAACGACGGAGAACAAGGCCCCTGAAGCCCCTGCGGACGTGGCGGGCGCGGGTTCGACCGCTCCGGCGGCCGACGGTTCGGCAAATTAGCCGTTCCTCTTTCCTGGCCATTTCGGATTTTCCCCGAAGCGGCCGGAGAAAGCGGCGCGACAGAGTATCCACATCTACCGCTCGAGAGCGGTTTGATGTACAATTGGAGCACAAATCAAAAAGAAGGTCTCGAAAGGGACGTGTCGAAGCTTGCTTCGCCGCGTCTCTTTTTGCATTTGAACCTTCCCATGGCAAGAACAAAGAAGCCACAGCCGAAGAGCTACAAGCAATATGTGATCGAGGCGCGAGCCCGCGCGAAGAAGAACTGCCCCCATAAGCATTTCGTGAAGATCTGCCCCTGCTGCGGGAAGATACTCGGCTCGGAGGAGGACATGAAGCGGAAGGGCCTGATCGGGCGAGGTGACGACGTTGTGGTTTGAGAGGGGGCGCATAACTGCCGGGCCGCCTCGAAGGACGGCACCGTGCGCGCGGTAGCAGCGAGGTAAGGCAATGCTACGCACCCTGCAGCTGCAGGGTCCCCGCTCTCAGCCCATAAAAAAGCACATGATTTTCAGAGAGAAAAAGACTGATGCAGGCGCGTTCTCGTACTCGGTCGAGGACGTTTTCGGCGTCATAGAGATCGACTCGCCCGACAGGCTCGGCGCGAAGGATCTCGACATGATCACCATAGGCGTCCTTCAGGCCCAGGCCGACCAGGGCACGATCGAAGGAACCTCGGTCTCGTTCAGATTCAAGAAGAAGGCGCAGTGGGAGGACATCCCTCCGCCGGAGCCGAAGGCGGCGGCCGACCCTCCGCCGGCACAGAAGCAGAGTTTTATCAGGAAAGTTATCAAGTTCGCAATAAACCTAAAAGACACATGGCGAAAATCATAATCACATCGGACAAGATCCAGAAGCTCGAGGACCATTTCGAGAAGATCAACTACGTCGAGGTGCTCGCGTCAGACGAGATCAAGAAGGCACAGCTCAACTCGGCCGAGAAGAAAGCCGTCATCAAGCGCTCGAACGGCCAGGAGCAGGAGGTGACGGAGAAGATGCTCTGGGACGAGGTGTGGCACCTGGGCGCGGACTGCGAGGCGGGCGCGTATCTCCGTGGCAAGTATCCGAAGGTCTACGAGCTCGCGGACGCGCAGGCGAAGGCGGCCCAGGAGCTCAGGGACTACTGCGTGGCCGAGCTAGGCATCGACTCCCAGCGCATCAAGATCAACGACGTGCTCGCCCTCACGGACGCCATGATCGACTACAAGCTCTCCACAAGGAGCATCTGGCACGTTATCGCTAAGAAGCTAAGGATCATTTAACCCTAGATGACGAAGATGCTCACACAAGGGAATAAGCAGCAGGAGGGGGAGGGGCAGCAGGCCCCGGCCCCGTACCGTGGCATCACCGTGAAGGAGAAAGACATGCTCTTTTCCTTTTACGAGAAGCATAACGGCAACATGATGGCCATGATCCGCGATAAAGACTGTATTTTCAAGGGTTACAACCAGATACGCTACTATTCGAACCTCTTCAATTTCGCTGATCGCCTGGTGGAGATTAGGCGAAATAGGGCGACCGAAGTCGTGTCGCGCCTTGGCGATGGAAAGATTCGCGCGCTCGAACACGCAATGCGCCTGCTTGAGCCAAAGCACACTCTCCTCTTCGACAAGCGAGGGCTTCAGGTTTTCGATGCCGACAATCAGCCGGTCATCATGGAAACCTTGCCCCACTACAAAGAGATCCAGGCTGCTTGGGAGATGATCAAGACAGAGTTGGGCGAGCCGACCACGATCGGCAAAACTGACATCACGTCGAAGGGTCAGAGGATAGGGAAGGTTCAGGTGGTGATTGTAGCTCCAACACATGCAAATACTCCAAGACCAAACGATAACGCTCAAGGCGACGCCGGTATACCAGAGAAACTGGGAAGCGGCGCAGTGGGCGAGAATAGTAGCTAACGAGGGCGGGTCCCGATCGTCGAAGACGGTCTCGCTCTGTCAGCTTCTCATCACCCTCGCCCTGGAAGAGGAAAAGCCCGAGAGCTATTCGATTTGCAGGAAGACCATGCCATCGCTCAAGGCGACCGTCATGAAGGACTTCTTTGAGGAATTGCACAAGCACGATCTTTACAACGAGAACGACCACAACAAGACCGAGCACACCTATCAGCTCGGAATGGTCGAGTTCGCCTTCTTCTCCGTCGATGACGCCCACAAGACGCGAGGACGAAAGCAGAAGATCCTCTGGCTCAACGAGTCTAACGAGTTCGAGGAGGAGGACTTCAAGCAGCTCGCACTCCGTACCACCTGGCGAATCTTCCTCGACTATAACCCTTCCGACGAGTACCACTGGATCTATGACAAGGTGCTCACGAGGCAGAGCGTTGCGGTCGTGAAGTCGACGTATCGAGACAACCCGTTCCTTGACCGGGAGACGATCGCCGAGATCGAGCAGTACCAGACCCTCGATGAGAACTACTGGCGCATCTACGGCCTCGGCCAGCGCGGGGTGAACACGGCGGCGATCTATCCGAACTGGCAGCTCTGCGACGAGATCCCTGAAGGCACCGATCGCTTCTACGGCCTCGACTTCGGTTATAACAAGCCGACGTGTCTCGTGGACATAGGCGAGCGTGATAAGAATCACTACGCCGACGAGCTCATCTACGAGAGTCACCTGACGAACTCAATGCTGATCGACCGCATGAACGAGCTCGGGATCAGCAAGGAGCGCCCGATCTATGCCGATGCAGCAGAGCCTCAGCGCATCGAGGAGATCAGGCAGGCTGGCTACAACATCATTGCGGCAGACAAGGACGTGAAGAAGGGCATAGACACGGTGAAGAGCGGGGCGTTCTACATCACCAAGCGATCGGCGAACGGTCAGAAGGAGGCGCGATCGTACATGTGGCGCACGAAGGACGGAAAGACCCTCGACGAGCCGGTGAAGGCAAACGATCACTTCATGGACGCCTCGAGGTACGGCATCCATTCCCACGGCAGGCAGGCGACTATTATTGGTTTCGTTTAAAAATCATGAGTTCAAAACTTTTCAAGAAGATCAGGAAGGCGGCCAGGACCGAGGCGCGGGAGGCCGTAGGAGAGGGGATAGGCGCGCTCTCGCATTACATCCACAAGCGCCCGAAGTGGTGCCCTCGGTTCGTCTTCATCGTCCTGTACATGCCGATCTTCAAGAAGAAACTCTGGCACGTTATCTATAAGCACCTCTAAAAATGTTGAACGAAGAAGTAAAAAGGCAGATCATTGCCTTCATCGAAATCGAGACCTCTCGTATGCAATACGGCAAGGTCATGTTCGAGATCACCATTCACAACTCTCGCGTGACCAATATTCAGGCCGAGACGAAGCGTAGTCAGAACATCAACGAGTCCGAATTACTGGCCTCGAAGCGACCGCTGAAGTCCTTTCATTAGGCCGGCTAGTACCGTGCGATGACTTATCCTGTTTTGTGCGGTATAATGTGAATATAGTTTAATAAACGATCCGCAGGTAACTAACCGTGGGTGTGGCTTGAAAGAGCCGCACCCTTTTTTCTATGAGCATCATAAGCAAAATCAAAGAGTTCAGGCGAAAGTCCGTGTACGGGCTTTTCAAAAGCTCGCTTGTCGATGTGGACGCTTCGGGCAAGGGCACGGGCGACTACTTGAGCTACAACGACCTTTCGCTCTACCTCAACCGGGCCATAGACAAGCGTGCCGAGAAGGTGAGCGAGGTCGAGTTCGTGCTGAAGAAGGGCGATAAGATCGTCGACCAGAACAACCCACTCGTCAAGGTCCTTAACAGGCCGAACCAGTTCCATTCGGGAGCTCAGTTCTGGAAGCTCTTCCAGAAATACTACGACCTCGCGGGTGCGGCGTTCATCTTCGTAGAGAGGGGAACGGAGCTTTTCGAGAAGGGCAACGTCATCAAGTCCATGCACCTCTTGCGCCCGGATCTCGTGAAGGTGAACATCAACGCGGATGGCACGGAGATCGTCGGCTACGAATACAACAAGTCGGCCGGCAACGTCATCAAGTACACGCCTCAAGAGGTTCTCTACTTTTTCAATCCTGACCCGAAGTCTCCGCTCCATGGCGCGAGCCTCATCAAAGCGGGTGTCTACGCGATCGAGTCCGACATTCAGCTATCGAGGTACCATGCGAACGTCCTCAAGAACGGCGGCAAGGTCGATAGCGTCTTCAAGTTTAAATCCCCTCAGCTCACTAACGATCAGCTCAAGACCCTCAAGGCGCAGTTCAACGAGCAGATCGCGGGCGCGGAGAAGTCCGGCACGCCCCTCTTCCTCGGCGGCGACGCTGACTATCAGCGCATCAGCCTCAGCCCGGAAGAGCTTTCATACCTTCAGTCGAAGTCCGTCACCCTCGACGACATCTGCATCCTCACCGGCGTTCCGCGCGCCATCCTCTCGAACGTCAGCGACGTTAAGTTCGCCAATGCGGATGCTTCCGTCGCGGTCTTCCTGCGCGAGACCATCAAGCCTCTCCTCAAGAACCTCGTCACTCAGCTCGACTGGAAGCTCATCCCGGCCGAGTACGACCTCGATTTCGTCGATCCTACCCCTGAGGACGTGGACCGCAAGATCAAGATCCTCGAGGCGGGCAACACGGTCAACGCAATGACAACGAACGAGAAGCGATTGATGCTCGGCCTCGAGCCGTACAAGAACCCGGAGGCTGACCAGATCATGCTTCCTTTCAGCCTCATGCCTATGGGATCGGAACGCTCAAGCTCGCTTATGCAGGAGGGCATGAGGAAGTCCATCAAGGACTTCAGGCACCCGAACGCAGATCCTGCTATCAGGAAGCAGTATGGCGAGATCATGGACAAGCGCCTCACGTCGCGAGGCAAGAAGGTATCGACCGAGATCGAAAAATACTTTGTCGCGCAAAAGGAGCGCGTGCTCTCGCATATTGGCGGCACCAAGGTCTTCCGCAAGAAGGGCATCATCGACGACGCCTTCAACCGAACCCTCGAGATCAAGATCGCCAAGAACACGCTCCTGCCTCTCCTTCAGGAGATCCTCAAGGAAGCCGGCAAGGACGCGATGGGCTACGTTGGCTCAGAGTTCGATTTCACCCTTTCGGGAGAGATCGGAGGCTGGCTCGACAAGCGCGCCTCGCTCTTTGCAGAAGAGATCAACGAGACCACATACGGCAAGCTCGTTACCCAGTTCGAGGACAGCCTTGCGGAGGGCGAAAGCCGCGAGGAGCTGATCGGCAGGATCGAGAGCACCTATGAGGGATTCACGGAGGGTCGATCTCGCGTCATCGCTTCAACGGAGACGCACGGAGCGACGCAGAAGGGCACGATCGAGGGCTACAAGCAGGGTGGAGCGCCTATCAAGATCTGGGTGAGCGTTGGTGACAACAGCGTGCGCGATTCTCATGCGGCCGCGGACGGAGAGGAGGTGCCGATCGGACATGCGTTCTCGAACGGCCTCATGTATCCGGGCGACGCTCGAGGCGGCGCGGACGAGGTTGTGAACTGCAGGTGCACGATCTAGGTAGTTTGATTCGGGAGGTATGGTATAATGATATTACAAGTAAATAAATTAGTCCGCAGGGAACTACCCGTGGGCATCGATCAGGAGATCGGTGCCCACTTTTCGTTTTTATATGAAAAAGAAATTTCTTTCAATCCAGCACAAGACCTTCAAAGAGTACGGCGTAACGTCGTACAAGGAGCTTTGGGAAAAGGCGCAAGGCGAATACGAGGGGCTCTCTATCCCCGCGACGACTAAGTTCGCGCTCAAGTCGAAGTCAGAGGACGGCAAGAAGAAGATTTTTCACGCTATCTTCTCGAGCGCGACCGAGGACCGACACGGCGAGATCGTCTACCAGGTCTTTCACCTCACCAATTTCATAAAGAATCCTGTCTACCTCGACAGCCACAACTACGGTTCGATTGAGCGAATCCTCGGCAGGGTAGAGCCTATTGGCGTCATCGACGGAAAGCTCCAGGGCGATATCGAATTCGCTCTCATGAACCCGCTTGGCGTCATGGGCGAGAGCATGGCAGAGGCGGGCTTCCTCAACACATCGTCTATCGGTTTCATCCCGAAGGTATTCGACGACAAGGGAAACATCCTGGAATCCGAGCTCCTCGAGATTTCGGCTGTCTCCGTTCCCGCAAATCCTGAAGCCCTCTTCGAGAAGAGCGTGAAGGTGAAGACCGTGAAGGCAGATTGCCCTGACTGCAAGGATCTCCCGGAAGGCGAGGTCATCGAAGGTCATGATCATAGGGTAGAGCCGATAAAGGAAGAGATCCCTGTTATCGAAGCACCGGCTCCTGAAGAGGCAATCGAGCCGAAGAAGCTCAACCTCAAGGCGATCGCCGCGCGCGCCGTCAGCACTCTCGTAGACGATGACAAGAAGGCTCTCCAAGAGATCGCCCGCACCGTTCAGGAGATGAACGAGAAGAATATGCACAACCAGAAGCGCAAGACGCTCAAGGCCGTGCGTACGCTCCTTGAGAAGACCGTTTAAATAAGTTTCAAGCGCAGATATTCAGGAGCAAGGTCGAACCTCCGGTGCTCCCCGGACTGCTTATCAGAGTCGTTTTATTTGCAGTTAATTTTACACATCTATGTTGCTTACATTGATTAAGACCCTGAAGGCTCAGGGCTATGCAACTGCGGAACAGAAGGCTAACCTCGCAACCTTGCTCGCCAAGGCTGACCAGGCTACCAAGGAATCCGTAGACGCAGACGTGAAGGCTATCAACGCTTTCGCAGAGGAGTCTGAGGAGAGCGTGCTCGAAAAGGGCATCATGTCTCTCGTTAAGGCTGCTACGAAGTCTGAAGTGTCGGAGGCGGTCGCATCGATCAAGTCTGAGGTCAAGGCTTGGCTCGAGTCTGAGAAGGAGGCTATGACCAAGAAGGCAGGTATCTACAATCCTGCGGTCCAGGAGAAGCGCAAGGGTCTTAACACCTACATGCGCTCGTTCGTTCGCGCGGCCCTCACCGAGGACGTTGCGGCGATGAAGACTCTTAACGGCGTCGCAAGCGTCAAAGAGCTCACCACGGACGCTACTGGCTCCCCTTACGGCGGTTATGCAGTATTCCAGGAGCTCTCTACCGAGATCCGCCACCTCGTCACTGAGTACGGCGTAGCTCGAAGGGAGATGACCACCGTTCAGCTCACGAAGAATGCTTACGAGCAGAATTCGCTTGCTACGGACGTTACGGTCTACTGGGTTGACGAAGCGGCTGCGGTCAAATCCACTCAGGTCGTTCTCGGTCGCGGCGAGCTCAAGCTCAAGAAGCTTGGTGCTGTCGTCTCGCTCACCCGTGAACTTCTCGAGGACGAGGAGATCGATCTCTTCGGCTTCATCGGAGGCAGGATCGCTGAGGCTTTTGCTAAGGCAGAAGACGAGGCGTTCTTCATCGGTGACGGTACTTCGACCTACGGCTCCTTCACGGGTCTCACGAAGCTCTCTGGTCTTCAGGGCGTTACGCTCGCATCGACCAAGGTCAACTTCTCGGACGCGACTGCTGATGATTTCCTCACCATGCAGGACAAGGTTCCGCAGGGCGCTCTCTCAAACGGCAAGTACTATATGCACCGTGTCGTTCGTAACGTTGTGCGAAAGCTCAAGGGTTCCGACGGCCAGTACATCTACCAGAGCCCAGCAGGCGATATGCCGGCTATGCTTTGGAACAGGCCGGTTGTTGAGGTCGAGACCATGGCATCGGTATCTGCGGTTTCAACTGTTATGGCGATCTTCGGAGATCTCAAGCAGGCTGCGCTCCTCGGATACAAGGGCGCCATCTCGGCTGACAGGTTCAATGCCGGTGTGATCAGGAACGTCGCGGACAACGCTGACATCAACCTCATCACGACCGATCGTGAGGCGATCCGCTTCATCGAGCGCGTGGGCTACATCCCTGTTCTCAAGTCGGCGGTGTCGTTCCTCAAGACCGCAGCGTCCTAGTCTTGAACTAGCAATCTGATCCGATTGTTACTCTCGGGCTCTCAATTCACTACGATGAGCCCGAGATGTAGTGAAAGCAATCGGGCCCTAATCGAAACCCACATGAAGAAATACACTTACAAAGACATAAAGACGGGGAAGAAGGTCACTTCGGACAAGCCCTTGAAGGATCCGCGCCTGAAGCTTGTCGCGGTTATCAAGGACGGTCGTATGAAGGCTAACGAAATCACAAAGAAATGAAATACACATCCGTAGACAAGATTGGCAGCTACCTCCTCGTCGATATCGACGTGACGTACCAAGATGCGGTCGATGAGATCATCACCGGCGTATCAAAGCTTTTCGATGCTATGGCGAACCGCAAGCTCGTTGCCGAAGAGGGTGACGCGGTTCGGTATTTCGATGGCAACGGTAAGACCGCGCTCCTGATCGACGACTTCGTTTCGATCACCACGCTCGAGATCGGAGACACCTACGGCGATAATCTCGCCGCGACGACGAGCTACGTCCTTTACCCGAAGAACGCAGACGAGCCGAGGAACATGATCATGCTCAAAGACGGATCATTCACTCCCGGCGTTCAGAACGTGAAGGTTACGGGCAAGTGGGGTGCGTTCGCCGAGACTCCTGCAGACATCGAGCTTGCCGCCACGATCGTCGCCGCCGGCATCCTCAACAATCAGCTCAAGGGCAACCAGGCCAAGAAGTCCGAGGCGATCGGAAGCTACTCGGTCTCGTATGGCGACGACAAGGGCTTTGCGGACTATGACCGCGCGATTAAGACGATCGACTCTTACAAACGCTATAGCATATGATCTCCGACTTCTTCACAACGTCATTCACCGTAAAGCGGCCGACCTGGAAGACGGACGGTCAGGATAACGAGTATACCGAGAAGGAAGAGGTGGGCGCTTTCCTCGGGCATCTGCAGCAGGCTCAGGCAGAGCTCGTGCAGAACCTCGGCCTTTCCTTCACCAAAGCCTATTCCGTCTGGTGCGCTTTCGGCACCGACGTCAAGGAGGGCGATACGATCGTCGCCGGCGATGTCAGCTATTCAGTCCGGGCAAAGCGCGATCACATGGTCGGAAGCAACGAGCACGTCGAGCTCGTTGTCGAGCTTGATGAGGTAGCTGAAGCATAGTCATGGCTCTCGATCTCTCAATGGGGGCCGAGGGATTCTCTGAACTGGTCAAGGCGGTGAGCGAAGCGCCTCAGAGGATCAGGGACGAGGTGGGCAAGTTCCTCGTGCGCGGCATCGCGGTCTATAACCGAATCATCTATCGCAGCCCTTGGCAGGTCGGAGGTGGAGCGGGCGGCGCGCCTGTCGCCTCGAGGAATCTCCTTGGAGCTCACCTCAAGCAGTTCAACCCTTGGAATGCCCGGATCTACATCGACGATCACGTTAAGTACGCCCAGTACGTCCATGACGGCACCAAGAACATGTCGGCGCGCCCTTGGCTCGACTATGCGGCTCAGGCGGGCCAGGAGGACGTAGACAGGCTCTCCGTCGATCTCCTCGACAACATCCTTAATCGTTTAACATAAAACCATGCCTTCAGGACCATACGTTACGCTCATAGCCGGTATCAAGACCATCCTCGAGTCAGTCCCGAGCGTGAAGTCGATCTACTCGTACCCGATCCCGGGCAATCCCGAGATCTATCCGTCCGTGATCTTCTTCCCGGAGTCGTTCGACAACAGATACTTGGACACAAAGAGCAATTTCAAAGAATACAAGTTCAAGTTGTTCGTCGTCGTCGATATCCCGGGCAAGGACGAGGAGAAGATCTTTGGAACGGTCCTGCCGAAAGTGGTAGACGACGTTGTGGCCGCGTTCGATGCCCAGTGGAGCGGCACCTTCGCTTCGTCGAGGACGTGGAAGATCCTCGATTTTGGCAGCATCAGCATGACCGTCGAGCAGAACGGGAAGAGGGCGAACGCCGAGCTCAACCTCACCGTGCGAATGGCTACTGGCAATTGATGAGGCGTGGTATAATGTAGGTACAACGAAATATAAGTTGTTCGCATGAAATTATCAGTGGACACATTCCCTTCAGGGACTGTGTCCGTTTTTTATTATAAAAATTATGTTGTTTCCAGGAAGATTTATCGAGATAGGCGTCGGAAAAGAGACCACGCGCAACACCGCGCTTGCCGCTGCGGCACGCTGGGTTAAGCACATCGAGGCAAACATTCTCGCAAAGGCGCAGAAGGTCGTTGACGACACCGTGCGCGGACAGCTCGAGGACTCTGACGGCGGCCGCGTTGTCAGGAAGTGGTTCGAGGGAGATCTGGGAGGCATTCTTCATGTGGACGTTCTCGGCTACATCCTCACCAACCTCTACGGCGCCCCTACGACCACGACCGTAACCGGCGCGGTCAAGCAGCACGTCTTCAATCTCGTGCAGGGCATCGATCATCCAACGCTCTCGCTCTTCAAGAAGGACGACGACGTTGAGCAGAAGGTTTATAACGGAGGCGTGATCAAGAGCCTCTCAATCTCGGCCACGACAGAGGACTACGTTCGCTTCACTGCGGGAATCATGGCAAAGGGCGAGGCGTCGAACGCCTCG